TCAAGCGGCTATCCGCTCCTTGGAACTCCTTGGCAAACATCAAGCGATGTGGACCGATAAGAATCTTACCGAAATGGAGGTTAAGAACGCCTTTGCTACAGGCAATTCGGAGGAAGACATCCAGCGTGACGTGGAACGATTGAAAAAAATCGCCGCGCCGCATTTGAAATTAGTAGTAAAGAAAGAGAGTGTACACTAAATGGCAACTAAAATTGTAAAACCACAACAACCCGTGGATGGTCCATATACAAGTACTCGGTATACGGCACAGGCGAAGCAGGGAAAGAACAATACCTTTACCTGGACTGAAAAGGCTGAAGAGTATGAAGGCCCAGCTCACGGCGTTTATACCAAGACCATACAGGGTTACGTGAATCCTAAGAAGGAAGACTGATATGAATTGGAAAAATACTCCTAAGCATGAACTTACAAAGGAAGAAAAAGAAGCATTAAAAAAAGCTCAGCAAGAACTTTATAGTAAGAAAAAGAAAAAAGTTCTTGATATGAAATATACGAGTCCTGATATGATTTATGATAAATTAGGATTAACTGAAAAGCAAAAGAAAGAAGCTGTAAGAAAAAATTCAGAATTATATCAAGCTCATCGAAACAATAGGAGACCATAATGGTAGATGTATCATCAATAGATAGAATAACAGCTTCAAGACTACGTGAGTTGTTAGATAATAAAGATAAACTAGTAAAACAAAAAGCAAAGGACGGAACCAGAAACCAATATCAAGTAGAGATAGAAAGAATTAAAAAAAGATTAAAAAATAGTGGTTTTTCATTTGGCAAGGTAATGAAATTAGCTAAAAGTGATACTGATTTATCTTCAAGTAAAGTAGGTTGGGAAAGAAAGGAACAAAAGTTCTTGGATGAACAAACTCCTTTTGCTAGTCAAATGAATGCAATCTTAGGTAATAAAGAATCTTTAGTTGAAAAAGGTAATTATGGTTCTAAGATACAAACTTTAAAGGATAAAATAAAAGCATATAATGCTGATCATGAACTGGTTGGAAAAGAAAAAGTTAAGTTCAAGGATGTTCTTAGAAAATCTCAATTGTCTAAGGATATAAATAAGAAAGATGAAAAAGCTAGTTCTGCTCCAAAAGGTTCTCGTTAATGGGAAACCAGAAAAAGCTTTATGACAATCCAAAGGACGCGGCCAAGGATTTATTTACGATTGGCGGCGCGGCCATCATAAATAAAACTCTGCAGACTCCGATTAAAAAAGGAAAAGAGAAAGCGGCGAAATGGGTTGAAATGGCTCCAGGTGGTGGACAAGTTTTAGAAACGGCTGGAAAATTAAAAGATAAAGGTTTCTATGCCGAAGTAGATCCTTTACAACAAAAGGTGGGATTCGGATGGAAAAAGAAATTAGGTGGTTAGAATTAAATTAACAGGAGATATTAGTATGGTACTGCATCCAAGGTTAGACTTATATGATCCAGATAAACCAATTGAAGATTTATATCAACAATTGATTATTTGGGGAGATCAAGCATATGTCTGTCACCTTAGAGGATAGAAACGCTGCCACAAGATTAGCAATACGACAATCTAGAAAAGATTTATTAGCATTTATTATGCTGATGAATCCTTCATTCAGCGTGGGTCCGCATCATAGATTATTATGTGATCAGCTCATGAGAATTGAAGCGGATAAAGTTGATAGGCTTATGGTCTTTGTGGCTCCTCGTTCGAGTAAATCATTAATTGTATCTACGTATTTTCCAGCATGGGCGCTTGGGCGCAATCCGTATTGGCAGGAAATTGCTGTATCACATAGTGATGACTTGGCGACACGTTTTGGACGGGCCATTCGTGATATTATTAATACTGAACAATATAAGCATATTTTTCCACGCATTAATATCCGAAAGGATAATCGTGCGGCGAATAGTTGGGGTCTTCAATATAAAGGAAAAGAAGCGGGATCTTTTCTGGCTGCAGGTTCTGGTTCAGGCATAGCGGGCTTTGGTGCCCATCTTGCCATCATAGATGATCCAATATCCGAGCAAGATGCTTATTCAAAAGCTAGAAGAGATAATCTTAATGAATGGTATTCTTCTGGTTTACGCACAAGATTAATGCCTAATGGTAAAGTAGTGCTTGTTATGACACGTTGGCATGAAAATGATTTAGGGGGGCATCTATTATCATTAGAAGATGACACTCCTATGGCAGATAAATGGGAAGTTATACGTATTCCTGCCTTAAATACCACAGAATCCTTAAAGATTTTAGATAAAGCTTATGAGGATTTAAAGAAACAAGGGTATTTATCCAAGAAATACCCTAAATTAAAGCTGGGAAACTCCTTTTGGCCTGCATCTGACCATAAAGATGGCTTTTGTTGGACAACAGAAGAGATAATTCGCACTAAAAACAACACACCTTCCTTTAAATTTGATGCATTATACTCTCAAACTCCTACAAATGAGGAAGGAAATATAATAAAGCTGGATTGGTGGCAGAATTGGGACAATACTACCCCGCCTGAATGCGATTATATCATACAATCCTGGGATACGGCCTTCTCAACCAAGACATCTGCCGATTATTCGGCGGTAACTACGTGGGGAGTCTTTAAATCAGGGTTTGATATACCCAATTTGGTGCTATTAGGGGCGGAAAGAGGGCGTTGGGACTACCCAACACTGCGTGAAAAGGCGGTTAAGAAGTATGAAGAGCATAAACCTGATTCCATACTGATTGAGAAGAAGGCATCGGGCCAATCCTTGATTCAGGACCTGCGAATGACGGGATTACCCATATTTGAGTTCCAACCTGACAGGGATAAGGTAGCCAGGGCCTATTCCGTAACATCTTTATTCCATAATAAGCGTGTATATGCCCCCTTTAAGAAGGATTGGGCTATGGATGTTATAGATGAGGCGCGAACTTTTCCAACAGGCAGTCATGATGACTATATGGATACCCTTTCACAAGCTTTAATATGGATGCGCAATGGAGGATATGTATCCCATACCAAGGATACATGGCTTGACAAGAGAGAGAAAGAGATCTATAATAGAGAAAGTAGACGTTATTACACATAAGGGGATATATGGCGATTGAAAAGAAAATAGATTTAGAAGAGGAATTGCAACCTGCGGTTCCTATACCGACTAATGCAACGGATGTAACAGCGACACCTGATGGTGGTGCTGAGATTACATTAACAGATCAACAGCAATTGGATGAAGCGGAAGCAATGGGTCTTCTTGAAGAGGAGGCACCAGATAATACACAGTTTGATTCAAACCTTGCGGAGTCCATGCCTGAAGAGGATATTCAAAAAACGGCAAGTGATTTGGAAGAAGGTTTTACAAGAGACAAGGATTCCAGGCAGGAATATGATGAAATTGCGGAAGATGGAATTAAGTTATTGGGATTACAGTATGATGATTCAGCAGGATCATTTCCAGGATCAGCAGGAGTTACACATCCTGTATTAGCGCAAGCGGTAGTAAAGTTTCAAGCGAAAGCTTACAAGGAATTATTTCCGACCGAAGGACCTGTACGTACCAGAATCATGGGCGTACAGACTCAACAAAAAATAGAACAGGCAAACAGGGTTAGGCAGTTTTTAAATTGGCAAACTCAAATTCAGATGCCTGAGTATGGCCCTGAGCTGGATAAGTTATTATTTCATGTAGCATTGTATGGAACGGGATTCAAAAAAACTTTTTGGGATATGTCACTTCAAAGACCATGTACCGAATTTATTAAAGCCCAGGATTTTTTTATAGATTATTACGCAACCAATTTAGAAGGCGCTGAACGATACACGCATAGATACTTAATGTCAAAAAATGAAATTAAGAAAATGCAACTCTTGGGAATGTTCAGGGATATTGATATTGATACTGACTATAATATAAATGAAACAGGAGCCAAGGAATTAGAGAATGAAGTAGTGGGCGTAACAAAGCCTGCGGACAATGATGAATATACTTCCATTTTGGAAATACATGCAAATATAAATCTTCCAGGATTTGAAGATGAGGATGAATTAAAACTTCCATACATTGTTCATATGACGGAAGATGACCAGAAGATTTTATGCATTAGAAGAAACTGGGATCAGGAAGATCCTATGAAAAAAAAGAAAATGTACTTTACCCACTATACCATGATTCCTGGTTTGGGATTTTATGGATATGGTTATATACATTTAATCGGCGGATTAACAAAAACAGCTACCTCCTCTATGCGTCAATTATTAGATGCAGGTACCTTTGCGAACTTGCCAGGTGGATTCAAGGCACACGGTCTTCGTGTCCTTGCACCTGACGAGCCCATTCAACCAGGTGAATTTAGGGAGGTAAACGCTCCTGCTGGTGACTTGGGAAAATCTTTACAGATACTTCCTTTCAAAGAACCATCACAGACTTTATTTAACTTAATGGATTATGCATCCAAACTTGCATCCCAATTTGCCGATGCCACGGATAACGTAGTGGATCAGGCAACAAACTATGGGCCTGTGGGTACAACCATGGCCCTGCTTGAGCAGTCTTCTAAACTGTTCAACGCTGTGCATAAGCGTCTACACGCAGCATTAACTAAAGACTTGCGAGTGCTCACTCGTTTAGATAGTGAGTACCTTCCAGATTTGTATCCCTACGAAGTCGCAGGTAGTGCACAGCAAGTGTTCAGGCAAGATTTCAATCTTAAAAGTATTGATGTCATACCTGTATCCGATCCTAACATGCCAACAGAAGCACACAGGATTGCGAAAATAAACGCTATCATGTCTATCGCGCAACAGAACCCCGCTGTCTACAATATGGAACAGATCGGAATGGAACTGTTTGCTGCGATGGGCGTGTCAGAACCCCAACGTTATTTAAAACAACAGCAACAGCCTTTCAGTTCAAATCCCATTACGGAAAACATGGCTGCTCTCAAGGGGGCACCCTTGGAGGCTAAGCCCGATCAGAATCATGACGCGCACATTATTGTTCATGGAAAATTCATGGAAGATCCTGCGTATCAAAATCCATCCGTGCAGCAGCTTTTGATATCTCACATACAAGAACATTTGGCTTTGAAA